CTGTCAAGAATGGTGGACAACGACGAGTTGCACTCATGTTTAGTTTAGATCTCGATCATCCAGATATTGAGGAATTTTTAAATGCTAAATTGACTCAAGGAGAATTGACACATGCAAATGTAAGTGTGCGCAGCAAACGCACTAAAGAGTTTATTAAGGCTGTCAAAAACGATGCAGAGTGGGAATTATCCTGGAAGGGCAAATACAAACGAATTGTTCGTGCTAAAGAATTGTGGGACACAATTGTTCGTAACGCATATAATTCGGCTGAACCTGGTTTCTTAAATTGGGAATTAGTTGAAAATGAGAGCAATATTTGGTACATTGAACCATTGATCACAACTAATCCATGCGGAGAGATAGCTTTAAGTGCTTATGATTGCTGTTGTCTAGGACATCTAGTTCTTCCTAGATTTATTAAAGATAATCAAGTTGATTTCCATTTATTAGGAAATACGGTTCGTTCGGCAGTTCGTTTTCTTGATAATGTCCTTACAGTGAATCACTATCCCCTTCCTGAGATGAAGATTAAGAGTCAAAATTTAAGACGTATTGGTCTAGGCACAACAGGTCTAGCAGATATGCTAGCTATGTTGGGCCATAGTTATGGCTCTGATGAGGGTAATAAGTTTATTGATAAACTTTATCGCTTTATCTCTAAGGCAGCATATGAAAGTTCTGTTCTATTAGCAGTTGAGAAGGGAATGTTCCCTCTATGTCAGCCAGATAAGCACATCGAGTCTGGCTTCATGAAACGCATGCCCGAAAAGATTAGAGCTCTAGTAAAAGAGAATGGCATTCGTAATTGTTGCATTTTGACTCAAGCACCTACGGGAACAGTCTCAATCCTCAGTGGAAACTGCAGTAGTGGCATAGAACCCATGTTTGCTCCTGCATATGAACGACGTTATTGGGTCGGTGAAGAGCGTAAGGTTGAACTTGTATATCACCCGCTCTTTGCTCAATTCATGAGAGATGGAAGATCTGTGGATCATTTTGTCGGAAGCCAGTCTTTGACAATTCGAGACCATTTAGAAGTACAAGCTATTGTTCAGAAGCATGTTGACAACGCTGTGTCAAAGACTGTCAATATCGCAGAAGACTGTCCTATCGATGACATGGAAGCTGCTTGGATTGAATATCTGCCACGCTTAAAAGGAACAACTTTCTATCGCGAAAATACGCGAGGATTTGTAAATCCTCAGACAGGTAATCTGGAAGAACCACCACTTAAGGCTCTATCTCTTGCTGATGCGACTTTCAAGTTTTGGTCAGAGCTTCATATTGAGGACACTGAGACCAATGATTGCGCTTCAGGCAGCTGCGAAATTAAGTTTAAAACTTAAAAATTACTAACATAGTTATGAGTGTAATTTGAGCTTCAATATGAGTCGGATTAACCCTCTATATTGGAAATATAAAGGGTTATCCATAAATTTAATGATGGCCTAATCACGCTTAATCTTATTTAACGAATCAATCCTATGATCGTTCTTCTCAAGAGTCAAGATAAGTTTATTAATTTTTGGGATTATTTCTGTCATGATATATATTTCTTATTGAGACCATCGACTAATTGGATTACAACATGTATTGCTTGATCTCTAACCTTTGTTAGCTCAAAGAGCCAGCAAATAAGAAAGGATGAGTGAACCTTACTTGACCTTAAACTGTAATGATAGTCGTTTAAGGCTTGAAGCATATCTGTGGGAGATGTATACCGTTTAACGATAGTCTGACATACCTCAAACGTCTCAAGATAAACTTGACGCTCTATATTACTCTTATAGTAGTATTTAGTCCAGTTTTTGGCACCCTCAAGTGAAGCATAGATATGCCTGCAGACATCTTCAACGTACCATTGACGTTTGAGGATGTAAGGATAAAAGAGCATCAGAGATTGTATTTGAAATCTTCGATTTTTCCACCGAGACGAAAATAATTATTAACTGCACAGACTAATTCATCTTTGGCATCAAGTTGCTCTTGATCATCTCTTGCTGTCACCATGGCTATAGCACTTTTAACGATATCTCTGCTATATGTCTGCAAGTATTTCCACCTCATGTATATTTCTTCTTCTGTTTTTGAGAGAGGAATACCTCTTAGTGTGGCAAATATTTTTCCCATAACTTTATTGAAAACTTAATAGGTTTTAGCATTCTCAAGGTCTGAATTCGTTTGGGAGCGATGCTAACATTATGTCCAGACTCAACCTATTTATTTATTCTTTGAATAGGTCAGGAACTTGAGACCATTCTCCATCACGGAAAATGAAGAATACGGCCAGTTTTTCTGACAATACAATCACGGCATCACTGTCAGCGTCTACGACCTGTGTAGCCCAGAAGAACTTTACATTCTTCTGCTTGTTCTTCATGAAGTCATCTCGACGCTTTTTGACGATCTCAACAGGCTTTAGAGTTTTAACTCCAGCAATTCGAGACACCCTCTCATCTGCGTAGGCACTCAGACTACTGACACAGATAGTCACTAAGACAGCTAAAATCTTCTTCATATCATTTATCCTTTTTATTTTGTGTTACCATCTTCTTGAGCTTTTTGGCAATCTTAGCTCTCTCTTTAGTTGCAACCATCCCCATCTTGTCAAGATGAGCTAATTGCTCTTGAGGTGTTCGCTTATTTGCAGTTTGCACTGCAACAGCTCGCTCACGTCGAACTGCTCGTATTTGTAGTGTATGTGGATATTTGCCAATCACTGTTGTTCTCCTTTATTTCTTTTGAGAAAGTCTCTTTTGAACCGCTGTATCTAGAGTCATTAAGTTAAACTTCATATTTGTTTCTGATTCTATTAAGTTCAATTTACAAATAATTAGCATCAATGCCCATATTGATGCATATGTCGGAATCTCGGGAGTTAAATAAGTTTCATAAAAATTCATAGGTTTACGGTTAATGTCGGTAATTGTTTAATTAGTTTTAATCGACATAAGTACGCTATAAATAGGTGCAATCTCACTGCGTGACTACTGTAAGTGTGTGTAGTATTCTTGTTAAAAATGTTGTTATAGGATCAAAAGCCATTGCTACTATGAGCCAAAATGGTGCATATTTTAGATTTATAAGTCCCATTGGAGTCCAATGACTCATCCCATAATCCCAGGGGATCTTTCCTATCAACTTCTTGAGTATCCAGCCACTTAATCCCTCTGCAAAATATATGACAAAGACATATATGAAGGCTTTAAGATAAAAGGGCCATAGAATTACTTCTGACAGCCTTTCTAGGACTAATGCTGTCAATCCATAGACAAATAGCATCGGCAGATATGTCTTTGCTGTTGCACTCTTGTCCCTTCTAAAGAAAAAACTGTAGATTCCAGTAAACCAAATCTCAATTAAGAGGCCAAGATGGCCATATATTAGTAATTTTAAGAAAAAAGTCGACATTGGCATAGCGGGTGTGGGAGTCGAACCCACTGTCTTCAGGGTATGAACCTGCTATGGAAGCCGTTTCACTCACCCGCTAGTATCATCTATCATTTTACTCCATCTTCTTCTAATTCATCTTCTTTGTGATCAGTCTCTTCTTCATCTTTTATGAGCCAGTCTTCCATATCTGACTTATCTTGGAGACAGTCATAGCAGATTCCATTATCATCACAAGTCTTATAGTCACCACATTCTTCACACTTCTGCCGCATCATTATCCTCTTTCAAGAGATTATTGAAGACCTTATTTGCTTCATATTCATCCGCCATCCTTAAGATGGCATCTTGCTCATATCTCTTATAGTTATTTTCGATTTTCGTCTGTAAGTATATAGAATTGTTGTCAATTAACTTCCAGGTCGTAGCATTTAACTTTTTCTTGAGTTTAGCTATTGGTCCTCTTAACTTTTTCTTGAGTCTCAAGAGTTGTTCTTGTTTCTTGAGACTCATCAATCGCTCTATTTCGATCTTTTTTGAAAGTTCTATATTATCATTCCACTTTTCGCTACTCTTCTTAGACTTATCTATCTTAGCTTTTAATTTTCTATAATACGAGACTCTATATTGAGCTCTATTGTAGGCGATTTCTGCCCTTATTTCTCTACTGAGAAACCAACATAATCTAAGAAGTATTGAAGAGTCTGTTTGATCATCCATTAGAATGTGCACCAAGAAGGTTTAGATCTACTCTTATTCCATCGTGCAATATTTTGTTTAGTGCCATTATAATATGACTGATATGCTCTCACTGCATCTACTGTTTTATAGATCTTTGGCATGCATTGAACAAATGCAGTCGTTGTGCCTAACGAAGGTAATTGCGGCCTATTATTGTGTAGCCAATCAAGAACAGATTGTGTTTTATGTTGTTTATTGTACCTAAAAGTATACTCTTTACTTAGAGCATTTCCATGTTCTAGGAGCCATTGCCAATTTTCTATACATTCTCTAGTCCAGATAGCACATGGATGCTTATAGTGCGTTCGCTTATATGGTGCTGTACCATTTGAATATACAGAGCACAGTAATTGTGCTGTCTCTAGAACCATCTTGACAACATGCTTATCACACTGCATCTGGGCGGCAATTGAAGGGTCTAGATCTAGAACAAAAATATTCATTTATTCCCATTTTGTGGCTTTTATCTTTGGATACACAATCTCTGCATGCCCACCTTGCATTTTCCCGTTCTTGAAGAACTTTCGCCAGATATCCTCTTGGTCTTCACCTAGGCCAGTTAGCTCAAACGTATAGTCGGGGTATAGAGTGGAAAAGGAACGCATGTCTTCTTCATGTTCGTACCATTTTGCATCAGTACCATCAAGAGCAGCCGCTATATATTCAGTGTAATGATTTAGCAAGTCTTCTTTTGTTGGTATCGCCTCGTAATTCCTAATGCTCTTTAAGTATTTTTGATAAACAGCATTAAATTTTTTAAGCAAGACCGGAAGATGTTTCCCCTCATCTGACTTAAACACGCCAGATGCCATCCAGGGTGCCATCTCAATGTGCTTTAGCACATCTTTTAACATTTTTAGGTCTCTCTCCAAGAGACTTCGAACGCTGTGCTTTTGCTTATTGTAAATATTTAAGTTAAATTTAGTTATATACCCCATTTTCATTCCTCTTCTACTGGCTGTGCTGTCTCAAGGTACTTTGCTAGATAGTCTGTGAGCCATGTACCAAATTGTCCATCAACCAAAGGATTATATCCTTTGACGATAGCTGCATTAACAAGGCGATATACCGCCAGAACATCCTTACCAGACATAATATCTTTATCTGTTACGCGAGCAATTTCAAAGAAATTTTCCTCTTCTTCGGAGATCTTATCAGGGTCATCCACTGGTTCTTTGGTTGGCGGGTAAGTTAGATAGAACGA